CAATGACCAATCGTCGCACGCTCCCCCAACGCCGGCCCTCGATCACGTTCCAGGCCGAGCACGTCGCCAGCGGCAAGCCGACCAAGTTTCAGGTTTCGGTCGGCTACCTCGACACCCTCGACGGCGTGCCGGTCGCGCCCGTGCCGGTCGAGGTTTTCATCTCGGGTACCAAGGCCGGCAGCGAAGTCGAGGCCACTGCACGCGACGGCGCCGTTCTGCTATCCATCGCCTTGCAGTACGGCGTGCCGCTCGACGTCATGCGCGGTGCCGTCACGCGTGACGCGACCGGCGCGCCTTCCTCGATCATCGGTGCGGTGGTCGACCAGATCGCGACTCAAATCGAGTCACCGCGCATCGAAGCGAGCGAGATCAATTCACGTCGCAGCACATTGATGCAGATCGCGCGCGAGGAAATCGCCAAGCTGGGAGAACGGCCCAATGGTTGATCGCGAGTTTCTACAACAAGTGACGAAAGAGCTGGCGGACCAAGGCAGGCTGATCGAAGCCGGATGGATCGGCTATCGCTTCGCTGTGATGCCGCACGATGCGCCGCAAGTACAAATCGACGAATGCAAGCTCGCATTCATGGCCGGCGCTGCGCATCTGTTTTCCAGCATGGCGACGATTCTCGATCCCGGCGACGAACCGACCGACGCTGATCTGCGGAAAATGGATATGATCCATGCCGAGCTGCAAAAGTTTCAAGAGGACTTCAACAACAAAATCAAAAAGGAAACCTGAAAAGTGAGCGACCGGATCGATGTGCGCGTGACCGCTTTTAGCGTGCTCGCCGAGTTGCGCGCCAGCGAATGGATGGTCGCCGTGCACAACGATTATCACATCGTCGGCGAATTCAGAACATTCTGGCTGCTCACACATCCGGCCGGCATGTTCGTCAAGGGCGAAGGCAAAAGCGACTTCGAAGCTCTGATGGAATGCGAGCGCGCGGCCAAACAAATTTTCAAGCCATGAGGGGAAAAGGATGGGTGACGCAATGAGCTTTTGGGCTGTAGCGCAAACAGTGACGAATCGCGAATGCTTCGTTGCCGAGCGCATCGAAGAAACCGGCTTCGAAATCTTCATGCCGCAAACACGCATGCGCGACGCACGTGTCGTTGCGCTGTTCCCTGGTTATTTGTTTGTGCGCATCATCGAGCAATGGCGTGCCGTGGCAAAGACCATCGGCGTGCTTGGCCTGATCATGAGCGGCGAACGACCAGCATGCTGCCCAGAGGAAGAGATCGAAAGGATCAAATCGCAAATGCGTGGTGGCTTGGTACGCCTGCCCAAGCCAGCGCTGCCCAAAGGATCATTCGAAATTGGTCAGCGAGTTCGCATCGTGTCAGGCTCGCTGCGTGGCTTCGATGCGATCTACGACGGGATGGGCGCACACGAACGCGAATGCGTTTTGCTCGAAATCCTTGGCCGCAAGTCGCGCGTCGAGCTGGCCGAAGGCGACATGCTCGCTTTGCCCGAGCTTGCGCCGGTCGCGCAGATGGGATATTAGGCGAAACGTCGCTTCGATTTCTGCAGCTTTTTTGCTGCCATGACTGCGGGAAAATCGAGTCCCGCTGACGCGCGGCGCGCTTGCCCCGAGATGTATCAGGAGTCATCACCTGTCCATTGGAGTCAGCTCCTGTCATGCTTTCGGAATCAAATCGATCAAACAAAGTCCAAACAAAAACGCCCACCCCTCCCGGGCATGGTCGGTTTGCAAAAGCCAAGAGCTTTCGAGGTACTGAAGGGACTCCGGTGGGGGGGGGAGTTTCGCAACGGCAAGGCCCCCATACGTCGCGGCGCGGCGCTGCCTCAATTTTAGCGGGCGCAGAATCGGTTTGATTTTCGGCGAATGAAAATCGGGGCCGGTTTTCGAACTTCTCGCCTCTGTCCTTTCTCCCTGGGTGCCTTTTTCCGCCCCACGACGCGAGGCCCGCGTTTTGGGTAAAGGCGCTGGGAACCCTCTCAGGGGCGATAAGCAGGCCCGGCCGTCCCTGTTCCCATTTTTGGGGACGGCCGGGCCACCACTCTCAAGGGTTTGGTTTTCTCCTGTGGCGGAATTGGTAGACGCGCGGCTTTTGCTCCAGCGGGGGCCGTTCCTTCGGGAGTCGAGGTTCAAATCCTCGCAGGAGAGCCAAACAAACAAACGAACAGGACCGAGCAAATGCCTGCAGGACGCAAAGCGATTCCGACGCACTTGAAGCTGTTGCGCGGCAATCCTGGCCGGCGCGACCGGCACATCACGCGGGAAAATCTTTCCGAGTACGAGCCGACGTCGCCGCCGCTCGACGAGGTGCCCGAGCCGCCGTCGTTCATCACCGGGTATGCGGCCGACGAGTGGCGCAAAGTTGCGCGCGAACTGCACAATCTTCGGCTGCTCACGTCGCTCGATCTGGCGGCGCTGGCCGGCTACTGCAACGCCTATGCGCGCTGGCGCAACGCCGTCGAGGTGATGGCCGAGCAGTCGGTCGGTTCGGGGACCAGGGGCCTGATGGTGTCGACCATGTACGGGCCACGGCGCAATCCGCTGATCGCGGTGGCGAACGAGGCGGCGATGGAGCTGCTGCGCTTTGCGGCCGAGTTCGGCATGTCGCCGGCCGCGCGCTCGCGCATCCGTCTCAGCCCGCGCAGCAGCGACGGCGGAAAATTCAGCGGGCTGTTGGGCGCGGGGTGATCATGGCGGACAATTACGCGCGCATGCAGGCAGTGGCGCCCAAGACGACGACGCATGCGGCGTTTACGTTCTTCGCCGGGGACGATTGGGAAATCCGGGCGACGGTGTTCGACGAGAACGGCGTGCCGTTCGATCTGACCGGCGCAGAAATCCTCTGGACGTTGAACGACGGCACCGGGGCGCCGGTTTTCAAGGACGGCGATGTCACGATCTCGGTCGTCGATGCCGCCACCGGCACATGCTCCATCGTGATCCCGGCGGACAAATCGACGGCGGTTGCCGGCGGCAAGTACACCGACGCGCTGCGCATCATCACCACCGACGCCACCAGCACGTTGGGGGTCGGCGCCATCTACGTCACGGCCGATCCATTCGCGGTACCGGCGGTCGCCGCCGCTGCGGTCGCGCCGCCCGTGCGACGACTGCGTCTGCTGGCGTGAAAAGGAAACAACAAATTTTCACATGCTCGCCCCACCTCCGGTCAGGCGCACGGCGGAAGGCAGACGCCGCGCCCAAGCAGTCATCGAGTTCATCGAACGGCTGACGGTTCCGAGCGGCATCGGCCAGGGCAAGCCGTTCCGGCTCGACAAGTGGCAGAAGGATTTCATTCGCGACGTCTACGAGCCGCATATCGGGACCAGCCGGGCGGTGCGGCGCGCGATCCTGTCGGTGGCGCGCAAAAACGGCAAGACGGCGCTGATCGCGACCATTGCGCTGGCGCATCTGGTCGGTCCCGAGGCCATCGTCAACGGCGAGATTTATTCCGCTGCCAATGACCGCGATCAGGCGGCGATCATCTTCAAGTTCGCCAAGCAGATCGTCGAGCTTGAGCCCGAGCTGCTCAAAGAGATCGACATCGTCCCCTCGACCAAGACGATGGTCGCATGGCGAACCGGCTCGCTCTACCGCGCGATCAGCTCGGAAGCCGGCACCAAGCATGGCTATCTGCCGAGCGTGGTGATCTACGATGAATTGGCGCAGGCGAAGAGCCGCGATCTGTACGACGTGCTCGATACCTCGTTCGGTGCGCGCGAGGAACCGCTGTTCATCACCATCTCGACCCAGAGCAACGATCCCGAGCACGTTCTGTCCAAACTTATCGACGACGGCCTGAGCGGAGTCGATCCGAGCATTGTCTGCCACCTTCACGCCGCCAAAGAGGATTGCGCCCTCGACGACGAGAAGCAGTGGGCGAAGGCCAACCCGGCGCTGGGCAAGTTCCGCAACCGCGCCGATCTGGTCACGGCGGTGCTCAAGGCCAAACGCCTGCCGGCGGAAGAGCCGAAGGTTCGCAACCTGTTTCTCAATCAGCGGGTGTCGCCGACCGCTTCGCTGATCTCGCGCGCCGAGTGGATGGCATGCGCCGGCCCGGTCGAGATGGTCGAGGGCGAGGATGTCTATCTGGCGCTCGATCTGTCGAGCGTGATCGATCTGACCGCGCTGGTGATGGGCTCGACCACCGACCCGATGCGGATCGTGCCGTTCTTCTGGAAGCCGCAGGAGCATCTGGAAGAGCACGCCAATCGCGATTTCGGCAACGGCACGCACCGCTATCAGCAATGGGCGAATGCCGGGCATCTGAAGGTCTGCCCCGGCAAGAGCATCAACCCGGAAGCGGTCGCGCTGTTCATCGCCGAGCTGTCGCAGCGCTTCAAGGTCAAGGGCCTGGTTTACGACCGCTGGCGCATTCACGATCTGCTGCGCGAGTTCGACCGCGTCGGCCTGCAAGCCTACGAGGACAACGAGAAAGGCGGCGATGGCCTGCGGCTGGTGCCGTGGGGCCAAGGCTACAAGGACATGGGGCCGTCCATCGATGCGCTCGAATTCTGCATTCTCGAGCGCAAGCTGGTGCATCCAAACAATCCGATCCTGAATTGGAACATGGCCAATGCCGTGGCGACGATGGACCCGGCGGGGAACCGCAAGCTCGACAAGGACAAGGCGCGGTTCCGTATCGACGGCGCTCAAACCCTCGCGATGCTGTGCGGTCTGCGCGCGCGTGACCGCAATGTTAAGCCGGTTGATATCGAAGCGCTGATCGGCTGACCGTGCACGAGGCTTGGAAGCACTTCTACGGCAAAGCCTACTGGCAGCGGCGGCGGGCGCTGCAGTTGCAGGAGCATCCGCTCTGCGCCTTCTGCCTGGAACGCGGCATCGTCACGCCGGCCAGCGTCGTCGACCACGTCGAGCCGCATCGCGGTGATTGGAACAAGTTCGTGCTGGGCAGGCTGCAGTCGCTGTGCGCGCCCTGCCACAACGCGTCGAAGCGAATGGTCGAATCGCGCGGCCACAACATCAGCGTCGACGATGACGGCTGGCCGACCGATCCGCGCCACCCGGCCAACAGGAGGTAAGGCGCCATGCACAACGTCGGTTTGATCCTACTGGTTTTCGCCTTCGTGCTCGCCTGCATCGCCACCCGCATCCAGTCGATAGGCTTGTGGCATCTGGGATGGGCGGCAATCGCGTTCTGGATCGCGAGCGAGCTTATCGGCGGATTGGCGCGCATCGTGCCGTGAACGAGCAGCGGATCGAGATCGCTTTCGTCACGCCGCTGCAAATCGTCTCGACGCCGCCGCCGATCCGAGTGCGCCTGACCACGACCTATGCGGGATTCGTCATCACCACCGAGGGAGACAAAGCCATGTATACGTTGCCGGCCGACCACTACGTGAAAATGCAAGTCGCCTATGTAGACGCCGCCGGCAATCCCGCCACGGTCGATGGACCCGTCGTCTGGCAAGCGTCCGACGAGGGAATCGTGCGCGTCAGCACGGACGCAGACGACAGCACGATTTGCACGGTGGAACCGCTCGGGCCGCTGGGCCAAGTGCAAGTCATTGCCACCGCCGACGCCGATCTTGGCACCGGCAGGCGCGCGCTGATCACGACCATCGATATCGACATCGTAAGCGGCGAAGCCGTGGCCGGCACTATCGCGCCGGTCGGCGAGTCGGTCCCGCTGCCGCAATAAGCGGGCGCAGATTCGGCCGGGCCGACAAATTGGGAGGCAATCGATGCCTACGAAGAACGTGCTCGTTTTGACGATTCCGGCCGGGCAATCCTTGTCGAATTCGGTCGATCTCACGACCCTTGCGGTTGCGATGATTACCGCGCCACCGGATTGGACCGACGCCAATATCAGCTTTCAGGTTTCCGACGATAACGCGAGTTTCTACGATCTTTTCGATGCGCAGGGCATTCAAATCCTACGGACGTTCAAAGCTGGCCGCGCGGTCATCGTCGACCCGACGATGACGCAAGCGGCTCTCTACGCGAGAGTTAGATCGGGCTCGGCCGAAAACCCCATCGAGCAGGAAGCCGACCGCATCCTCAAGTTCATCTGCATTTGAAGCTTCCCTTGGTCCCACTCCCCGCAAGTTGGAAGGACTGCAAACATGAACGCGAACTTGCCAGTGCCGCTGCTGCGGGTCGATGGCGACGCCATTGCGGCGAACGACCGGCGCGCCTTCCTGCGCGCGGTCAGCGTGCTCGCGGTCGCCACCGTGCGCGGCGGCGCCGATCCGATGGCGTTGCTCAAAGCGGCGTGGCCCGATGATCGCACCGCCGTCACCGTGCTGCGCGCTGTGTCGAACCCGACCACCACGGCGAACTTCCCGGTCGCCAACGTCATCGGGCTGTTCCGCTCGATTGCGCCGAAGTCGGCGGCGCTCGAATTGTTCAACCTGGGCCGCGTCATCGATCTGACCGGCGTCAACACGGTGGCGATCCCGGGCGCGGGTGCTCCCGTGAATGCGCCGTTCGTGGCCGAGGGCGCGCCCGGCCCGGTGGTGGTGGCGCCGCTCGCCGGCTTCGTGCTCGGCCCGGCCCGCAAGATGCTGATCATGGCCGGCGTCACCCGCGAGCTGGATCAGGCGTCGCCGCAGGGCGCCGTCAACATCGTGGCGGCCGTGCTCGGGGCCGCCATCGCCAACTCGCTCGACGCCACCGTGTTCGGCACCGCCGCCGCCACCGCCGCCGCGCCGGCCGGGCTGCTCCATGGCGTCGCGCCGCTCACGCCATCGACCATGGCGAGCGCGTTCGACGCCATCATCGAAGACGTCGGCAGCCTCGCGGGCGCCATCGGCGACGCCAACATCGACACGAACGAGCTGGTCTATGTCGGCGGCCCCAAGCAGGCCGTGGCGCTGAAGCTCTATGCCGGCGACCGCTTCGATTATCCGATCCTCGCCTCGAATGCGCTCAAGGGCTGCCTCGCCGCCTTCGCCGCGCCAGCCATCGCGGCGGCCTACGCCGACTTGCCCCAGGTCGAGACGAGCCTGGAATCGACGCTGCAGTATTCCGACACGCCGGCCGCCGGTGGGCCGCTGGCCGGCGGCCCGACGCTCTCCGCGTTCCAGCAGGAGCTGATCAATATCAAGCTGCGCGGTCGAGCGGCCTGGGCCGTGCAGCCCGGTGGCGCGCAAATCATCCAGAATGTCACGTGGTAGTGCTGCGCTCGATCAACGTGCGGAATCCTGGGCCAGCGTCCGCGCGGGCGCCCTGGCGCTGCTCAAAGGCAGGCCAGACTTGGCCAGCCTTTCGCAGAAGTTCGATCCCGACGAGCCGCGCGACGAGGCCGGCCGCTGGACCGATAGCGGCGGCGGTGGCGAGAGCGGCGACAAGCCGGGGCCGTCCGCCTTCGTAAGCCCGAACATCGGGCATCTGTCGTTCGACGAGGCGCAGGCGTCGCTGTCGAGCCCGCGCCAGAAGATGCTGGCCGAGGCGAGCCGCGACATCGACACGCAGCTCGGTCAGGTGCCGGCGTTGGCGCACAACGTCATCGGCGCCTGGGCGGACGGCGCCGAAAACAGCCTCATGCTCACGATGCCGGGCTGGTCGGCGAACCAAGCTCGCGTCGCGCTCGCCATGAAGGGTTACATCGGCGACCAGAAGTCGGCGCTGCTGTTCACGCCCGACCCGAAAGGCCAGTCATATCTCGCCAACCTTTCGATGAAGGGCAACGTCGGCTCGATCCATGAAAATCTGTTAGATGCCGGGCTGACTTTCCACACCATCGAGCCCACATCAGGCGGTGCGGTCGTCCATATCTACGGCGACGATCAAGCGACCCTCGACGCAATCGGCAAGGTGGCGAAAGACCATGACTCAGAAATCCAGTTCAGCGCCGGCCGGGGCGAATTCATCGGCACAACCAAACAAGACGGCAGCGACCGAGAGCAACGCGACGACGCCCGCCGAGAGTACGACGCCGTTATTTCAGCGGCTGCGACTGCCCCCGAATTCGCGGGACGTGACCTCGCAAAAACTTGGGACGCAATTCGGGCTGGTTGGGGCGGAAAGCTTTCGGAACTCAGCAAAGCCAACCGACTAGCGTTTGCGGCCCTCAAGGCGCAGTCGCTGGCGCTGCTGCGCGAGTTTGATCCCGACGAGCCGCGCGACGAAAGCGGCAAGTGGACCGATGGCGGCGGCAGCGGCGGGGCCGACAAGCCGGAAGGCGACGACGCACCGAAGCCGCACCCGGAAGCCATCGCGGTCGGCGGCGACGCCTGGAACAAGCAAACCGCCGTTCGGCTTGAGCACGAATACGTCGCCGCGCACGAGGCGCTCGACAAGATCGCCGAGGAAGCGGTCGGCGGCAGGGCCGAGGTGCCGGAACCGTCCGAAGAGCCTGACGACGAGGATCAGCCGTTCGTCCCCGAAGAATGGGACCAGATGGGCAGCGACCAGCAGTCCGAGGCCGAGGACAAATACAAGGAACAAACCTACCAAAGCTTTCTCGACAGCGAGATCGAGAATTGGTCGAACGAAACCAAGCCGGACGACGCACGCGCGGAGCTGGCCTGGAAATTCACCCAAGGCGACGACACCGATTGGGCGCAGGAAGCGCTCAACGAATATCTCGACCAGCGCGAGGAAGACGGCAAGCCGCCGCTCGCCTACGACGCCGATGCGTTGCTCAATGCGCTGACGATCACGCACGACACCGGCAACTATCCGATCTCCAAGGGCACCGACGTCGCCATCGACGACGCCAAGCTTGAGCCCGATCTGGCGGCCAACCAGCCGTCGCTGCCCGGCATGGAAGGCGTCGGCGTCACGGCCCTGACGGCGGAAACCAAGGCCGCCATCATCGAGACGATCTCCGAGGCATTCGGGAAACGGGCCGAGGAAATCGAGGACACCATCGACCCGCCCTCCTATCTCAGCGACTCGGTCGCCGAATATCAGGGCGAGATGTGGGACCAGATGGACGACGGCGATAAATTCAATTGGGTCAAGAACAACACCGACATCATCGAGGAAGCCGAGAAGGCCGCCGAGGGGGCGCCGCTCGACAAGCTGCCGACCAAGTTCGACCCGCTTGAGGAAGGCGCATCGGCGCAGGACTACAAACGCACGCAGATGCTGGCGCGCACGATGTCAGTCAACCGCGCGGCGCAATTGCTGGTCGAGCGCGGGCTGATCGGCGGCAGGGACGCTGAAGATTTCGTCAACAAGGAAGAGTACGACAAATATCTTGCCAACCTTGCCAATTCCGCCCGGCAGGAGATCGCCAAAATCGACAACCGGCTGTGGAGTGGCTGGAAATCCAGCTCGACCAATGATCGCGGCCAGCTCCTGCAAGTCGCCACCGCCGAAGAGCTGGGCGGCCGGCTCTACGAGCACAAGGATTTGGACCGCGATCAGGTGATCGCGGACGCCGACAAGAATTACAAGGACATCGGCGGCTTCAAGGGCGTCGAGGCTTACGTTCGCGCCAAGTGGGAAACGTCGCAGTATCTGCTCGACGAGGCCGGCGTCCACACCCTGCAGCTCTATCGCGCGATCAACATTCGGGAACCGCCGACCTATGCCATCACGGCGCAACCCATCGCCGACGACAACGGCAACGTCACCGCCAGCGTCTGGGCGGTCATCAGCAGTCAGGGCGACTCGCGCCAGTTCGACAGCAAGGAAAAGGCCGAAGCCTACAAGGCCGAGCAGGAAGCACTCAACCAGCCGCCACGCGTCGAGCCGGTCAAGGCCGCCATCGGCACCAACGAAGCGATCTACGAAAAGCTTCCCGATCTTTCGGTGAAGCGCAACGGCGCCGCCTCGACCTCGACGCACGCGAGCGTGTCGAACGCGTGGGACGGCAGCAGCGGGCGCGTGGTGTTGCGCGCCGAGGTGCCGCGCACCGCCGTCGTCTCGGTCCCGGCCTACGGCATCAACGTCCACAGCGAGCACGAGGTCGTGGTCGCCGGCACCGCCTGGAAAGCCTGGGATGCCTGGAAAGGGCGGGCACCGGAATTCGAAGCCGTACCGCTGCACAAGGGCGAGGGAATCGCGGCATGAGCAAAAAGGTCATCGACATCCTCGCGATGGAGCTTGACCAGAAGCTGCCCCACTGGCTCTCGCCGGAAGCGCAGAACCGCGAGCAGATGGACGAGATCGTTGCGCGGCGGCGCGCCGCCTATTGGGCCAAGAAAAACGCCAGCGGCGGCGGTGCTGGTGGTGGCGGCAGCGAAGTCCTGGCGGAAGCGCGCCGGCTCTTGCAGAAGTTCGATCCCGACGAGCCGCGCGACGAAAGCGGCAAGTGGACCGATGGCGGCGGCAGCGGCGGGGCCGACAAGCCGGAAGGCGGCGGCAAGCACGAGCATCCGGGGCCGGGCTATTCGGCCGGCGCCTTCGTCAAGGACGGCGTCATTCACACCAACAACGTCTACGACGCGCAGCGCGCGCTGTTCGAAAATCGCAAGGTCGAGCTGAACCAACCCAAGCAAGTCTCGACCCTGATCAAGCGCCTGGGCGAAACCGCGAAGGAGATGGCCGAGCAGGGCGAGAACGCACCGGTGTTCAATCTCTGCAACGTCAGCATCGCCGGCACCAACCTGTTCTGCGCCGACACCAAGGGCATCCCGCGCGTCGAGATGCCGGTGATCCCGGCCAAACAAACAAAGAAGTTCATCAGGTTCCTGAAAGGCGAAGGCTACAAGGTCGAGAAGGACAACGAGCGCGCCGAGCATTTGCGCGCGACGCAAAGCGAGATCAGCGGCGCCAAAGTCGCCGCCGCGATGGCGCGGATCAAGGAAGAGGGCTTCTACAAACGGCTGGTGATCTCGAAGGACGATTACATCCTCGACGGTCATCACACCTGGGCCGGGCAGCTCGGGGTCGACGCGCAGAAGAACGAGCTGAAGGGCGACAAGGTCGTCAAGGTCGCGCGGGTCAACATTTCGATCACCAAGCTGATCGCGGCGGCCGAGAAGTTCACCGGCGGCAAGGGCAAAAAGCCCGCGAGTGAAGCCGCCAAGAGCGTGGGCCAGATTCTTGCCGAGCTGATCCAAGACGACGAGGACGGCTGGGCCACGGTGAGCGCGCAAGCGCGCGCGCTGCTCAAGCACGGAGAGAAAGCCATGCCGCTACCGAAGCCGACCAAGGGCGAGAAGCAACCGGACTTCATGGAACGCTGCATGAAGGAGGCGTCGAAGAACGAGGACCGCACCAACGATCAGAACGTCGCGATCTGCCTGCAGGCGTGGCGCGACGGTCAGAAGCTGCTGCGGACATCGAAGCAGGACGACGACACCGAAGTGCCCGATCCCGACGACGGCGAAACCGAGAACGATTTCATGGATCGCTGCGTCGACCAGATGATGAGCGGGGACGATGGCCTC